TGGTCGTGACCGAGTGACAGCGGAAGAGATCAAAATGGTTGCACAAGAGCTGGAATCAGGATTGGGGGGCATTTACAGCATCCTGAGCGTTGAACTACAGCTGCCTCTTGTGAATCGCAAGATGGCTCTTATGGAGCGTCAAGGGCGTCTTCCGAAGCTTCCTAAGGATGTAGTGAAGCCTCAGATCACAACTGGTCTGGACGCTTTGGGGCGTGGTAATGACAAGGCCAAGCTGATCGAATTTCTGCAAACCATTGCTGGTACTCTCGGTCCTGAAACCATGGCTAAGTACGTTAATAGCCGTGAGCTAATTATTCGTCTTGCAGCTTCTGACGGTCTTGATACCTACAAACTCATTAAGAGTGAAGAGGATCTCATGGCTGAAGAGCAACAAACAGCTATGATGATGCAGCAACAAATGGCTCAGCAAGATCCTAATAACGATCCTGCTAAACAAGCCGCACTCGTTAAAGCTGAAAATGACTCAATCAGGGCAAGTCAAGAAATCGGTGGAGCCCCTGGAGGCTTCTGAGGTTAAAGCAGCTCCTAAGCCTAAGTCCAAGATGGACGCGCTTATTGAGCAACTGAAAGCTGAAAAGCCTGAAGTGTATCAACAGTACGTTGCTGCTGCAAAAGCCAAGCGTCCTGTCTGGATTTATCCTGATATGACCGTTCGTATTGGTTGATCATGGAAGTTATTGCTGATAACTTTTTGGGCCAGCAAACTGGTCCTTATAACGAACAGGATCTTCAAACTCTTCAAGAGTCTGAACAGCAAGAGCAACAAGAAGAACTGATTGGTGGAAAGTTTCGTTCCGCTGATGATCTTCTAAAGGCTTACCAAGAGCTTGAGAAGAAGTTTAGTAATCGTTCTGGTTACGAGACTGCTGATGATCAAGACACTGCTGAACCTGAAGAGCAGCAACCTGAAGAGGTTTATCTGTCTCAAGAGGAAGAGCAGACCATTATGGAAAGTATTGGAGGTCAAGAGAACTTCCAATCAGTTCAGAAATGGGCTCAAGAGAATCTTGATCAGAACGAGCTTGAGGCTTACAACCGTGAAGTGAACAGCGGGGACTACTACCGTGCTCGTAACGCTCTTCAATCGCTGTACTACGCCTACCAAGACTCTGAAGGTTTTGAGAGTCAACTGATGGGTGGAAAGCTTTCTGCTAACAGCAGTGATGTGTTCCGCTCTAGCCAAGAAGTAATGGCTGCCATGAACGATCCTCGGTATTTGCAGGACCCTGCTTATACCCAAGATGTTCAGGACAAACTCATTCGTAGTGAAGTTCTAGGCCCAAGGGGTTAGTATTTCATTAGCGAACGTAAACATTGTTGCCGCTGAGGCGATAACAACAGTGAAAGCGAGCGCAGTTAAACATTCCTACCTCCTAACAAACGATGCCTGACTTTGCATCTCTTGGCCGGTTGGGTGGACTTAATGGCGTTCAATATAACGCTGGTTCCGCCTCCGGTAACTATGAGCGTGAAAACGCTAACTTCCTTAAAATCTTCAGTGGGGAAGTTCTGACTACGTTCAATCGTGAGACGATCTTCAAAGATCTGACCATGAAGCGGACGATCTCTTCGGGCAAATCTGCAAGCTTCCCGATCACGGGCCGTTTCTCTAGTCGTTACCACCGCCCTGGTGATTTCATCACTGGTCAAGGTAACAAAGGCATGATCGGCGAAAAGATCATCACCATCGATGACCTGCTGATTGCTGATGCTTCGATCTACGATCTTGATGAAGCCAAACTTCACTGGGACGTGCGGAGCATCTACTCCACTGAACTCGGTCGCGCTCTGGCCCGTGCTTACGATCAGCGCCTTGCTCGTACTTTGCTGGCTGCTTCTGAGTCTGACGGTCGGGTGAAGGATTGGGATTCCAAGCGATTCCAATTGAACGGCGGTACCTATGTTTCGGCTACTTCTGGTGTGGTGACTCTGAGCGCCAACTTCCAGACCGCTGAACTCGGCTTCTTTGCCGTGGGTGAAGTGATCTACGGTGAGACCTCCGGTGCTTACGGTGTGATCACCACTGCTCCTACCAACGGTGCAGCTACTTTCGGTATCAACCCCCTGGGTGCTATTGGTACTGGCTCTAACGCAACCTTTACTGTGGGCGAGCGTCTGTTCGTTCTGAACGCTCTGCCTGGTGGTACCTCGTTCACCGGTATCGACCTGAACGGTGCTGCTGACCGTAACGCTCGCGGTGACCTGATCGTTGAGAACCTGTTCAAGGCTTGCCAAGTCCTGGACGAGAAGGATGCTCCTAAGGAAGGTCGTGTGGTCGTTCTGACCCCTGGCGCTTACTATGACGTGCTGAATAGCGACCGTGCTATCAACACCGATTGGAACGGCGGTAGCGGCGTCAACGGCACCATCGCAGGCAACAAGGTTGCTTCTGTGGCTGGTTTCCGTCTGATGACCTCCAACCACCTGGGCATCAATGGTTACACCAACGGCCAGACCTATGTGGGTCTGAACAACCAGTCGGCTGTGACCCGTGGTGAGCGTCCTAACTACGTCAATGGCCGTGACGGCTCTGACGGTCAGGCTGCTGCTGGTACCTACGATTACTACCAGGATGAGCAGGGTAACACCAGCTCCATCGCTAACTGCTTCGGTCTGTGCTTCACCAAGGAAGCTGTGGGTACTGTGGCTCTGAAGGACGTCTCGATGCAGATGACCGGTTCGGAGTACAAGGCCATGACCCAAAGCACCATGATGGTCGCTAGCTATGCCGTGGGTCACGGTATCCTGCGCCCTGAGTGCTGCGTCAGCCTGCTGAGCGATGGTAACCCGTACTAAGTCATATACTTATTAATCCGGGTTAGCTTCTAGTTAATTACCAATACAATGGGGGGAGGCAGAAATGTTTCCCCCTTTTTGTTGTAATAATGGCGACAAGTAAACTCAGTGCAGTTAACACTTTGCTTGCCATTATTGGCGAAGCTCCTGTTAACTCTCTTAACCCCCCTCTAGTGGGCGATGTAGCTCTTGCAGAGAGTACCTTGGACGAGATCAGCCGAGAGGTTCAAGGTGCTGGCTGGTCTTGGAACACGATGTTGTATGACTCCATTCCTCTGGACGCTTCTACAGGCCAGTCCCAGCTTCCTAGCAACACCTTGGCTGTACGATTCAATCCGTTGTCGTACCCGTCTCAAAGGTTTGTTCTTCGCGGTCTGCGGCTTTTTGATCGCGTTAAGAATACATACGATTTGAGGGGGAGCCTTGGTGTAGCTGTAACTGGTAACACCAGTGATCTTGTTGCTGAGATTATTGAAGAGCTTGATTGGGACAGTATTCCTGAAACGGGTCGTCGCTACATCATGATCCGAGCAGCACGGATGTTTTCTAACCGTGCAATGACTTCCTCCAGTATTGAAGCTTATACAGCGGAAGACGAGAAGAACGCTCTTCAAACGCTGAAGCGTACTGAGGACATGGCTCAGAACTACAACTACATCAGTGGTCCTGATGATATGTACGGTGGCCGTGTGATGACTGTGTTTGCCCCTGACATTCTTGATCGCTGATGTCTAAAGAACTTATTAGCCAAGTCATTACACCTCTTAACAAAGGTGTTAACCAACAGGCTGACAGTCTTGTACTGCCTGGCTTTGCAAAGGTTCTTGAGAACGGCGTGTGTGACCTTGTAGAAGGTCTTAAGAAACGTCTTGGTTCTGTACCTGTAAAGCGCATTGATACGCTTACCAAGAACGCTGGTGGAGCCACTCTTGTAAACCCTATTAAGTGGGACGAGGCTTGGTACTTTATCTACAACCGTAGTAGCACTGAACGGTTTGTTCTGATTGCTGCTGACGATAGCCGTACCATTACTCGTACAGCAAACACTACTAGCGGGTCTTCCGTTGTTAGCAGTGTTAGCGGTTCGATGACCACAGACCTTTATGTAGGGGCTTCTGTCAGTGGTTCTGGTATTCCTACTGGTACTGTTATCGCTGCCATTGATACTGCTGGAGCAAAGCTTACGCTGAGTAAGAACGCTACAGCTACAGCCACTGGTGTCACTTTAACCATTGCTTCTAGCAACACGTTTGTTGCAGGTATTGCAAACGTAGAAGAGCTGTCTGGTACAGAGCTGAACGTTGTTCCTGTTGAGCAAATTTTTGCCAACATCACCACGACAAATCTTGGATATCTTCGTGGTGCTGGAAAGGCTCGTGATCGGTTTAGAGCTACCTCGTTCCAGGACTATGTGTTTATTACAAACACTCAGAAGGTAGCTCTTTACGACAGCACTGAGACTCTTACAAGGTTTAACGTCGGTCTTGTTAGCTCTGCTTATAGACCCATCAAAGGTCAGGTCTGGGTCAAGCTGGTTGACTACGACACGATGTACGAGGTTCGTGTTGAGCTAGACGATGGTGACATTATTATTGGCCACTATTTAACCCCCTCTCTTACTGACAGCAGTGGTAACACTAACGTTGTCAGCTCTGAGGATATTGCAGCTCGTCTTGTTAACTGGACTGAAACTATTACCGGTTCTACAAGTATTGGTAGTTCAACTATTACCAGTGTCTCAGCTACCGATATTAAAAGGGTTTTTCCAGATGAACTTGTAACTGGTACTGGTATTCCAGCTAATACTTTTGTTGGTACTGTTGGCGCTAGTTCTTTTACTCTTGTTAACGAAGCTGGTGCAGCAGTTAACGCAACGGCTAATGGTTCTACAACCATAACCCTTGGAGATGGTCTTGATAACACTGATATCAACAACAAACTGACCTTTGAGGTTCAAGGCTCTCAAATCCTGATTGGTCTTGTCAGTTCCTCTAGGTACATCAAAAGTCTGACTGCCACTGATGCTCGTGGTAACAGCCTCATGTCTGGCTTCACAGACCGTGTGAGTGCCATTACAGAGCTTCCTCCGCTGGACTGGGAGGGCTATACCGTTAAGGTTGCTCCTGACGGTTCTGCAGACCAGAGCTCGTACTACCTAACCTTTGATGCTCAGAACACCACAACAGACGGTGTGTTCGGTAAAGGTACCTGGGTTGAGGAAGGGGCTCCTGGTAGCCGAGGTGTGTTGAGTGCTGCAACGATGCCTCATGCCTTTATCTATTACAAGAACGCTGACGGTCTTGTTCGGTTTACACTACAACCGTTTAACGACAGTAATTACACCGATGGGACAGTCACTGTAGACCTTCCTGGTTGGACCTCCAGGTTGTCTGGTGATGAGACTCTGAACCCTGGACCTTCGTTTGTAAATCACACCATTAACGATGTGGTGTTCTTTAAGAACCGTCTTGGGTTCATCAGTGGTGAGAACGTCATCCTCAGCCAAGCTTCTGATTACTTTAACTTCTGGCAGCAGTCTGCAGTACAGGTTGTAGATGATGACCCTATTGACCTGACTGCGATCAGTAACGATGTTGCTGTGTTGAACTTTGCATTGCAGCAGCAGGATGAGCTTGTGCTGTTCTCAAGCGAAAACCAGTTCCGTCTGTACTCTGGTGACAACGTTACGTTCAGTCCTCAAACAGCTGCTGTGGGTCGAATCAGTTCGATCAGCATGGAGGACAAGGTAAAGCCTGAGCAGATTGGACCTCAGGTGTTGTTCCCTGTTAAAGAAGGAGACTTCACTGGGTTCCATACGTTCATTACGACTGACAGAACAGTTGGTATTAACCTCGGTCAAACCGCTGTTATTACTGAAACAATTCCAAAGTACATCCCTAAGAACATTGCTTCTTTGGCTGTCAGTAAAACTGATAACTTCTTGATCGCTCTCAGTGCTGATGATCCTGACACTTTGTATGTCTACCAGTTCTTCTGGGAGGCTTCTGGTGGCTCTCTAACCAATCGTCAGAACGCTTGGCATAAGTGGACCTTCCCAAACAAGAGCATCCACTGGTGTGACTTTATTGAGGGCACTCTGTTCACTACTGCAAGTTATGTAAACGGAGCTAGCACTGAGTATTACCTTGAGGCGATTAACGTCTCAAGACCGCCTCAAACCAGTGATGAGGTATTCCTGCTTGATCGCCGGATCTCTAGTTCTATTAGCACTGACATTGGTACTGCGTCTTTCTCCTATAACGCAGCTACAAACAAAACGACTGTGACGCTGCCTTATCGCACTGTTAACACCAGTCAGTTTGTCGTAATCAAACAAAACGCAGCTAGCCCTACTGAAGCTAAAAAGCGTTGGATTGTGGCAGCTAATGTCCCTGCTGGTGTTACTAGCTTTGTGTGCGACAGCATTGGTGACTTCTCAGCTAGCTCCTGGACGTTTGGAGAGCTGTTTACGTTTAAGTATCAACCTCCGACAATCATGCCGTTTGATCGGGCTGCTACTGAGAACACCTTTGTTGGTTCTCGTTCTGGTCGTCTCCAACTGAAATACATCGACTTCTACTACAACGACAGTCGGTACTTCCAAGTTCAAGTGACTCCTAAATTTAGGGACACCTCAACGTATGAGTTTGATCGCAGGGATCCTCTCAATGCAAACATCGTTTTGAGTGAAGAGGAACCGTTTGAGCAATCTAAATTCAGAGCACATATCCTGAGTAAGAACGATCAAGTTACAGTGGAACTAGTTAATAGCAGTATTGATCAGGCTAAGTTTGTAGCTCTTGAGTGGACTGGTCTGTACTTCAACATTGCTGGTAGGAAGTTTTAATGGCTGACAACCCTAAGCAACCTTCTGATCTAAACAAACTAAAGGACACTATTTTTAGTCTCCCCTCCATCCTGTCGCTTGCTGAATTTTCAGTAAACGCTATTGCAGCTAAGGGTGCTTACGACTTTCAAGAAGCTGAAGCAAGACGTGCAACGGCAGAATCTCGTAGGCAGTTCTGGACGCAATATGCAGCTCAAAATCAACAAAATTACAGGGATTACGAACTCCAACTAAACGCTTGGTATCGGGAATCTGATTACGTTGAAAAGCGTCGTCAGTATGAACAGATGCTGGCTGAACAGCAAGCTGTATATAAGGGTCAAGTGGCTACTGCTGCTACCAAGAACTTTGAACGTCAGCTAGCGGACCTTGAGGGTAGGTTCTACGAGGAAGAGGCTAAGGACACGATTGAGCTGGAAAGCATCAGGGCTCAAGCTATTGGTGCAAAGGCTCGTGTAGCGTCTTCTGGGCAAGCTGGTAGGACTGTAGAGAGTCTCCAACAGCAGTACAACCAACAGTATCTGGCTAACGTCAGCAACCGTCAGATCACCCGTAACTTCCGTCTCAACGACAAGATCAGGGCTGCTGAAGCTGCAAACATTGCTCGTGAGAACACAACCAATCAGGTTCAGTATTACAACCCTCAACCAATTGCTGATCCAGTTAAGCCTCTAGCTCCACTGCCTATTAAAGCTGTTCAACCTTCACGAGTTAGTGGTCCGTCACGTTCTGCTCTTACGATGCAGATAACCGGTGCAGCTTTTAACGCTTTGAATAGTTACAGGGATATGCTTCCGCCTGATCCTGAGAAAGTAAAAGGTAAGATCCCAACTGTTCCAGCACCTGCGCCCACTGTTGTTCCTAACGAAGCACCACAATGACAAGTAGTTTTGGTATTACCCCTCAGCGTCAGGTCCGTGATCTGACACAGGCTCCTGCAGCCCCTGAACGGCTTCCAGAACCTGCTCGTCCTGTTGCTACGCCTGAACAAGTTGGTGGGCAATTGATGTATGGTCGGCGGTTCCAGGAGGATACCAAGACCCGTCAGACGCTTCAAAGCATTGAATCATTCCTAGGTGAAAACGGGATGTTTCAAGCTACGCAGAATCTGATCTTTGAAAAGTACAAAGAAGATAAGAAGCGCCAAGCAGAAACTCTTCTGCAACAAGAAGCAAAAGCTCTTGAAGATACTCAAGCTATTGCTGATGAAACCAAGCGTCTTCAAAAACAAGGTGAAATTGCTCTTGCTAATCAAACACGACTGAGCAACCCTTGGGTCAATTTCTTCTTCTACGACACCAAGGCTACTAACGCTGGTCAAACTGCAGCAGTTGAACTAGCCGCTTGGGGTAAACAACAAGCCTCTCGATTGGCTGAGATCAGTTCTCCTGCTGAACGTGCTGCTGCTATCGCTGCTAAAGCTCAACAGCTTCTGACGCCGTATGCAGACGTTCCAGAAGCTTTTAGAGCTGCAAAGATTGATCCGCTTATTGGTGCAACGATTGCTGACCTCAAAGCTGATGTAAACAACAAAGCTTTTGAGCTTAAGGATCGCACCATTAAACAAACAGGTTCAGAGATCCTGCTTGGTAAATGGAA